GCCATATTACGACAGGTTCCCATTGGTAATTCCAATAGAACGATACTCAGACGGGTTTTTAGGGTTGAATCTACATTACATTCACCCAAAGCGACGAATCATTCTTCTAGACAAATTGAGTACCATTTTGTCGGATCATAACTATGACGAAAAAACTAGATTCAAAATCAGTTATGATTATTTGAAAAGGGCATCAAGAATCTATGAGGCTACACCTTGTATCAAACGATACTTGTCGAGTCATGTACAATCAAGATTCTTAGAAATAACAGCAGATGAATGGGATATTGCCGTCATGTTACCAGTAGAATCATTTGCAAAAGCAAGCGCCAGCAAAGTCTGGTCAGATTCAGAGGACAAATTTTAATGTCGTTTTCACCAAACTTATTTTTATCAAACATCAAAGCCAAAGACGGTCTTGCCCGTCCTTGTCGTTATGAAGTGATTCTTCCACTGCCAGCATACATTGGACAATCAATCGGAAACTCTGTTATTGAAAAAGTTTTGAATTTTCCCAATTCAATATTCTCCGATGTTTCAGATGCTATCAACTCAGCATTAGGTTCTCAAAACGAAAATACTCGTTCATCCAATCCGGCTGTATCAAGATATTTGGCATTACAGTGTGAGGCGGCAGAACTACCTGGTAGAACATTAGAAACTGCTGATGCAAGAATTTATGGTCCTTCATTTAAAGTTCCATATCGTATGCAGTACACAGACACAAATCTTACCTTTCTGTGTACCAATGAATTCTATGAGAGAAAATTGTTTGAACGATGGATGGATGCAATCATACCACCAGACACAAACAATCCACGCTTTCCAAAAAGTGATGCGTCAAGATACTTGACAAATATTCGTATTATACAATATGACGATGTTGTTCGTCAAATCTATGCAGTAGAATTAATAGATGCATTTCCTGTTGGAATTGCACCACAAGCACTGAGTTGGGGTGAAGAAGGTTTTCATCGTTTATCTATTTCTTTTGCTTATCAAAGATATCGTTCTATCTTTGAGGGCCAGTATGATATCGGTCAAACATTATCTTCACTTGGAGGCTCTGCTGCTGCTAGAATTTTTTCATTCTAATTGAGAGGAAATTATGTTACCAAAACTTGATGTACCAATTTACACTATTAAATTGATTTCGTCGAAACAAGAAGTTCGCATTCGCCCGTTTCTGGTTAAAGAACAAAAGTTGTTTTTGATGGCAGCAGAATCAGATGATGCAAAAGATGTGGTGTCAACAATACGTAGAGTGTTAAAAAACTGCGTGTTGGATGACATTGACATTGATGCTTTGCCTACATTTGATCTTGAGTACCTATTCATGAATCTTCGTGCAAGATCGGTAGAAGAAGTTGTTGACTTAAAATATAAGTGCAACAATATTGTGAAAGATAATAAAGGTGAAGATACTACATGTAACGGTTCAGTTGATTTCAAATTAAATTTGTTAGAAATTGAGCCTACAGTACATGCAAATCATACCAATAAATTCATGTTGAATGAGAAAATTGGTATATGTCTGAAGTATCCCACATTTGAAATGATTCAGAAGTATGAGAACATGAATGAGAATGAGATTCTAGTAAATGTTCTGATTGATTGTATTGATTATCTTTATGATGATGAGCAGGTATATCACGCCAAAGATTCTTCACATGAAGAACTGGTAGAGTTTGTAGATTCAATGTCGCAGAAAGATTTAGAAAAGATCAAACTATTCTTCGACACAATGCCAGAATTGAAGAAAGATGTACACTTCAAATGTGGTAAATGTGGATATGAAGAAGATATTGAGATTAAGGGCCTACAGAATTTTTTCGCCTAATCTTTCGTTATGACACACTGAGTAATTATTATCAGACAAACTTTGCCTTGATGCAACATCACAAATATAGTTTGACTGAACTTGAAGAAATGTTACCTTGGGAAAGAACCATTTATTTGGGTCTGCTGCTACAGTATTTGGAAGAAGAAAAAGAACGCATCAATGCACAAAAACAGGCAAGACGATAAATGACGAAAAAGAGTTTAGAAGATTTAGCTAAACAACTTGGCTATAAAAACTTCGGCCAAATGAGAGAAGCCATTGGTATTAAGAAAGAAGGCTTTCTTTCGTCTTTGTTTAGCAGAAAGAAGAAAGAAACTTCACCAACTAAAGAAGGTGAAGAGCAAAAACCAGAAGAACCAACAATCGGTTCTAATATTCTGCCCTTTCTTGATTTAATTGCTAAGAATTCTATTACTCTGCCTGGTATGGCAAGAGATGTTAATGTTCTTCGTCAGAACATAGCAAAACTTGTAAAGATAAAAGGTGAGACTGCTGCAACAAAAGCCGATAAGTTTTTTAAATCTGAAGATCAACGTGAGTCTGAATTAGAAGGCGCCAGAGCAAAAGCAAAATCCACTACCGTAGAAGCCAAAGGTGGAAAAGATGCTGCTCCAAAAGAAGAAGGTGGTCTTGGTGGATTGCTGAGTATGTTGAATCCCGTCAAGTTGATTGGTGGTTTGATTACTGGTATCGTTGGTGGCTTCACTGCATTGTTTAGTGGTGGTTCAATACTTGCAATACTGAGCAAGATATTTGTGCCAGCAATGCTGATTGGTGGTTTGATTAATGGCATACTTGATGGGATTAAAGTATGGAAAGAAAGTGGCAGTATTGTAGATACACTTGTTGCAGCACTTGGTGGATTCTTAAAGTTCATCACATTTGGTTTGTTTGGTGAAAAAGAACTTCGTGAAGGAATGGATTCTGCATTAAAAATGATGATGCCATTACTGCTTGGTGTCACAGAACTGTTTGACAAAGTTGTTACATGGATTAAAAACAATGTTGGATTTCCAGGTCTAACAATACCACTGTCTAAGGCAAATGCTTTAATTCCTGTTGATAGTTGGAAAATGAAAGACTATGTTATTCCTGCTTATTATCCATTTAAGAAAGATACAGGTAGTACAAAACCAGAATCATATACATCATCTGCTACAACATCATTAAAAGATATGAGTGGAAAACTTGATTCAGGTGAAGGTGTATTTTATGATAAAGCAGCAAAAGAAAGATTAGAAGATAAACCTAAAGAAAAAGAAAAGCAAGAAAAACAAAAAGCATCACAGGAAAAACTTGCAGAGACAGTTAGTAAATCACCTACACCAGACCCATATAGCCCACTGAACGCAGAAAAGAGTCAAGATGCGGCAAAAGGTTTTCTGAGTTCTAAAGTTGGTATCAATGTTGATCCTTCTTCATCAACTGGATATACAGATCAAGCATCAGGTAAACCGGTAACGGAAGAAGAAGTTCGTCGTAAGATTATTGCAGTTGGTGGTGAACCCACAAAGATTCTTCAAATGGCAAAAGGTGCAAGCACAACACCAGCACCAGCGGGTGGTGCAGAGCCAGCAGCAGCGGCAGCACCAACGGGTGCAGTAAGTGGTGGTGGAAGTATGCCTTCTGTTGGTGGCTCTGCACCAGAATCACCACAACCAACACCATCAATGTCTGCACCATCTGGTTCTGCTTTATCATCCGACTCAGCAATGGTTGCAGAAGGTCAACGAATGGATGCAGCAGCAGACGCAGGCACAACTATTAGTGCACCAATGGTCAACAACACTTCAGGACAAAAAGCACCGTCAAGTGAAGGAATTGCTGACGCTTACAATTCAAGTTTCGTTAAAAGTTACTTAGCGGCGTAAGATGTTATCCGAAAAACTTGGATTGTCGATAAGTAAGAAACTTTTCAACAAGACTTCCACAAAAAGAACTTCTCCCACAGTAAAAAAATTTTCAAAAACTTCTTTGAATTTTATGGCATTACCACGTATTGCCAGAGACTTAAACATCATTCGCCAAAACATTATAAAACTTATTAACGTATATGGTGGAGATGCATCGGAAAAAGAGGACATGCATGTTCTCAAAGATGATGAGCGTGAAAGAAAGTTCAAAGTTCTTCAAGATAAATTCATAGATCAAAATACCAAATCTGAGGATGATGAAAAATCATCTAAAGGTAAGTTATTCAAAAAGTTCAAAGACCTTGCCAAAACTCAAATAAAAAAACTTAAAGAAAAACTTTTAAAATTATTTGAAAGACTAAAAAAGTTTGCTAAAGAGTTGTTTGGTAAAATAAAAGACTTTGCCAAAAATGCTTTTAAGTATATTGAAGAAGCATTTGAAAAGTATCTTCGTCCTATGATGGACAAACTGAAAGACAAACTTGGTAAAAAGATGGCTAAGATGGCAGAGAAGTCTGCCGTCAAAGTTGCATTCAGAGGTCTTGCCGCAGCGGCCGGTCCTATAGGTTGGATTGCTCTCATCATTTTAACTTTATGGGATGGATTAACTGACGCATGGGAAACATGGCAATCTACAGGTAGTTTATACGAAACAATCAAAGCAGGTATTGCGGGTCTTGTAGATTCTCTTACATTTGGCCTATTTGATAAAGAAACAGCCAAGAAAGTCATTGATGGCACAGTAGACTTCATAAAAAACTTTCCAGAAAAATTATCTAACTTCATCAATGATACTTCAGATCATATCTTTACATTTGTAAACAATGCTATTGATAAGATGATGGAGATGAATCCACTTAAAGAAAAACCTTTGAGTGAAAAAGAACTTGGCGCAATGTTAGATCAGCAAAAAGCAGCAGCAGAAGCAGCAAAAGCCGAAGAAGAAAGACAGAAACGTGTTGCTGAGAATCTACAAAAAGCACGTGAAATTATTCTGATGAAAACAGAAGAGCGTGACAGACTAATAGATGAAGTTGCCGTATTGGAAGAACAAGCAACAGGTAAACCATCTGAGACAACAAAAAAGATTCAACAAAAAAGAGAAGAATTACGTACATCTGAAAAAGGTTTGGCTGATGCAATACAACGTGAGCAACAAGCAAAGAAAGAAGCACATGCACCAAAACCTGCCGCACCAGGTGGAGTGCCGCCGACTGCACCAACAAAAGCCACTGGTCGTGATGCGTTGGTAAAAATTATTGTGTCTGAATTGCAAAATGCCGGCATTACAAATAGATTCGCAATTATTGCGACACTAGCCAATGTACAAAAAGAAACAGGTTTCAAAAAGTTTGAAGAAGATATTCTAGCATACAAGAACACATCGAATGATAGAATTCGTCAAGTCTTTACAAATAGAGTAAAAAACTTTTCAGACGCACAGTTGCATGAGATAAAGAAAGACCCATACAAGTTTGCAGAAGTAATTTATGGTAACACAACAACAATTGGTAAAGGCATGGGCAATACTGCCGAAGGTGATGGATTCAAATATATTGGCCGAGGTTTCATTCAACTTACCGGCAAAAATAATTATGCTCTATACAGTAAATTAACTGGTGAAGATTTAGTTGGTAATCCAACACGACTTCTTGATCCTGTCGTAGCAGCAAAAGTAACAGCACAGTTTATTCTGAAGGGTGTTGGGGGTAAAGTAAATTCTTTCACATCACAGTCTGAAGCCAATCGTGCTATAACACAAGCAATTGGTGGCAAATCACTCAATCTGAATCAAGGTATTGGTGCTGAAATTCTTGCAAAGGTTGACAAATATTCTGGAGACTTTAGTGGTGTTGATTTATCTTCTACAAGTAAAGAAGTATCACAAGGTCAAAGAGAACAACTAAAACCAACAAGTGCTGATGTTGTAGATATTTCACAAACAAATAACACAAAGGGGTATGATACAAAAACAACTGCGATAAAAAAAGGTGACACTAACGATTCATTGGTAACAAGGGTAACATAATGTCAAGAAGCAGAATCAGACAAAAAAAGGGTCAACTTTCACCAAGTTTGATGAATGGTAAAAACGTTTCAGAAAAAATTAAAACTCCAGCAGACTCTATTGCTAAACTATCCAAAGCCCAAGCTGATGCTATTGCTAAACTATCTAAAGCACAAACTGATGCTATTGCTAAACTATCTAAAGCACAAACTGAAGGTATAGCAGAAGCACTACGTAATAATCCAGAAGAATTTTTAAAACTTTTAGATAAAAAACAAACATCATCAACACCATCAACATCACCCACATCTGCATCTGAAGGTTCTAATAAAAAAGAATCTTCTTCAGCAGCGTCAATAAGTGTCGCTGTAGAAGAAGAAGTTTTACAAAAGATGCGACAAGAATTTATTGAAGGTAGACAAAAATCACCTTCTTCTGACAAAGAGTTGTCAACAGCAGAAACGCCTAAAGAAGAATCTAAACAAGACACTTCACCTACCAAATTAAGTATCAATGAAGAAGAGGGACAATCACATCCAGTAGCATCATTAAAAATTATTGCAAAGAACATGCTGCTAATTCCACGCATGGGTAGAGACTTCAAAATTATTGCAAAAGGTTTTGGTAAGTTTTTAACAAATGAAACTGGAGAAAAGCCAGCAAAAGAAAGCATCATCAGCAGATTGGCACCGATAAAAGATGTCGTTACTCAAGTAAGGCTGAAAGAACCCAAAGAAAAAAGAGAAAAGAAAAAGAAGAAATCATTATTAGACCTAGTTCTTGGTCCTCTGATGACGGCAGCATCAGCATTGTTTGTTATAGTGGTGTTCAATAAAGATTTGGTTTTACAGGTATTAGAGTCGTATGGTGGTGTTGAGGGTATTATAGGCTCTGTTTTAGATTCTCTATACTCTGCTATATCAGGATTCTTTGCATCATTCAATTTTGCAGAAACTATTGTCGATGAAATGTCGTCGTTTATTGAGTTTCTTTCTTTTGGATTAATAACAAAGGATGATGCCACAAAAGTTTTAGAAGGTATTGGTAGTTTTATAAAGCCTGTAACAGATAGAATAGGCTTCTTTATTAGTGGTATTGCTGATTGGATGAAAGAAAAACTAATGGGCGTAGGTCGTTCATTAGATGAAGGTATTGGTGTAGAGACTAAAGGTGTAAAAGAAAAGAAACGAAAAGAGTTAGAAGAAGATCCTTATGCCAATGCAGTAGAAACAATCAAAGCATTAGATGATGATATTGATATATTAAAAAAACGCATCAGATCATTAAAAGAATATCTTGAAGTAAGAAAGCAATATGAAATAGAAAAGGCAGAAGGTCGTGCTCAAAGAGAAGCACCAGTGCCACCACCTGCAATTTTACCATCAAAAAAAGTATCAGAAAAATCTATATTTTCCGCCACACCTCTAGCAACACCTATTACTGGAACACCAAGTGAAGTTCCTTCTGCACAACCAGTAACAAAACCTGCTGGTAATTTAGATAGTATTACTAAGAAAGCCGATCAAGGTGTAGACACATCAAAATTCAATGGAGAGTTTCAACGTCGCATCGAATTGATGGCAACAGCATTCAAGCAAGAAACTGGTAAGATGTTGATGATCACATCTGGTTATCGTTCGAACGAAAAACAAAAAGAATTATATGATGCAGACTTAGCAAAGAACAACGGTAAGCCTAGTGGTAAAGTAGCACAACCAATGGCGCCTTTAGGTCAAGGTGCTGGTAGTGTTCATATGAAAGGTTTTGGTATTGATATAAACAGTAAGGGTGATGCGGGTTTAAATGTTCTTGCTGGTTCAAGAGATAAGCCTACAGGTTGGTTGGAAAAGTTTGGTTTGATTCGTAATGTAAAAGGTGAAGATTGGCATGTTACTATTGCTGGTGCACCACCAACTGCCGATGACAAAGAAGTACCAGACAAAAAAGGAAACGCAGTTGATGTTGCAACAGGTAAAGTTGTTGAAGGTGCTAACATCGGCAAATCATCAAATGAAATTGCAGTAGAACAACGTAATCAATCAAAACCAAAAAATCCAGTAGTAGTTAATGCTGGTGTCATAAATAATTCCACGCTCATATCAGAAGAAAGATTAGTCAAAGCATAAAAAACGCCACCCGAAGGTGGCGCCGCAGTTGATTAAGATAAAGGAGGGTTTAATCTTCTGCTAAAGACTTGAAATAGTCTAGTTCTTCATCATCATCCAAATCAGGTGAAGTCTTTGGTACAAAACCATCATCGACTGCCTTAGTCTTTGAAATTGGTGCTGCACCATCAAGACCAAGTACCTTGTCCAAACGAGCCTTCAACACATCATATGGCTTGAAGTGTTTAGGATCAAGAAACTCTTTGAGTGAGTATTCTCTTTTCCACATTTCTTCAAGTTTAGCATCATCATCAGATAACGCAGATGGTTTTTCAAACTCAGACTTGTCATAGTTACGATAGCCTTCAACTTGACGAATCTTGATCTTGAAGTTTGCACCGTCCCAGAAGTCAAAAGGATTGATTGCCTTTTCATCTTCAAACTGTGGATTCATTGCTTCGGTAAGTTTATCAAAGATTTTCTTACCAAACTTGTACAGTTTGATTTGACCTTCATTTTGTGGATTCTTAGGATCAGAAACGATCAACACATTTGCAATGTATGTCAAACGACGTTTCTGTTTACGTGCAATTTCTTTGTTTGCTTCAATACCAGAGTTCCACAGCACAGAATTGTATTCTGATACAGGGTCTTTCTGATTGAGAGTTGTGAGTGAGTTCTCAATGTACCAGCCACCAGGACCTTGGAAGCCATGATTGAATACTCGAACCCAAGGTAATGCATCATCACCATCTACTGCTGGTGCAGGTAGAAAACGAATGATAGCCATACCATTTCCTGCTTTGTCTACTTCTGGTTGCCAGAAGCGATCATCTTCTTTGGAACCTTCTGCGGGGGTATTGATTGATTCAATCGCTTTCGTTAATTTGTCGAACGAATTGCGATTGCGTTTGAGAGAAGAAAAATCTGCCATGTTATTACCTCGTATAAGTTAGTGTATTAATTTGTATGTGCATCTTGTTCACATGATTCATTATATACTTTTATATATGTGTCGTCAAGAATAGATTGCACGATTGCTATCGTTTTAGCCGTATCTTTGTGAAGTATGCCTATGCCACCCGCTGCATTGAAATCATCAATAACATCATTGGTATCATCAATAAGAATGATGTCTGGTTTTGCATAGGTAGCTTTTAATTTACGGCCAGGTACGATATTGGCTGTAAAGTCAATGTGATGTCTTTTTAGCCAGACCTTTTTCTGCTTCTTTACTTCTTCATGATGTTTATGTCCACCTGAAGATGAAAGAATCTCTACAGGTATATCAAGTGAGATGATATACTTCAACAGTTCTTTACCACCTGGATGCCAATCAAGAATTTCAAAGTTCTTACCCTCAACAAACTTATTCCACTCAAGTGTAATCTTCTCACCGTGTGGACGTTTTGCTAGTAAATCTATATTGAAAATTTCTTTGTATCTTTTGTAGAAGTCGCAAAGCACACCATCCATATCAAGATATATTTTCTGTATTCGCATCGTATTCTTTCTTTAGTATGAGTTTGTATTTTGTTGGTTCGAATTGTATGAACGGTGTATATTTCTTTATTCTTCTGCTGACATTTGGATAGTGAATCGTGTCTGCAATTTTTCTGTCCCACATAGGCACAAAGTTCATCAGTCGATTCAATATGCAGATCGTTTCCAATGAGATTTCTTCATGCAGCAACATCGTCAGCAATTTTGGATAGTCACCATCTTGCACCATTAATGAATCATTTGGACTCTCATGACTCATCAATGACGCAATTTCATTGGTGAAGGTATATGTCAAAGACTGTATGATTTTCTGACGCTTGCGATACTCAATGTCTGCCTCATTGGTCAATAAATGTCCAATCCAAACATTAATATCATGCACAAGATTAGCAACAATAAAATCTCTACCTTGGTCAGCATTAGTAAATCTCCGGCTCAATTTATAGAAATGATACTTGTCTTTACGATTCTCGAATGCATCAATGCTTGTGCTTACTTTACCATTGTACTTAAAGTAATCGTAAGAATCGGAATTGAAATGAAGTTTGAGAGAAGTATATAAACAAAATGCTTCATAGCCTGTCATATTGGTAAACGATTACCTTTCACTTTCAACATATTCAAACGCTCTGCTTGCTCATGTATTTTTGATTTGAGATTTGGAGTAATCAGTGAAGCAGCAACCTCAATTTCCAAACCAGTCTCTTTACAGTGTTCGGCAATGGCCTCAAGATATGTGTAATCCGTATTGGCCACCAACCTCTCTATCTGCATAGAGAACTTCAACATTTCATCTTTGGTAGGCATCAGAACTTTACTTTTGCTGAACCAAGTGTGCCTGGCATTTCAGTTGACCAAGAATAGATTTGTTCAGATGTCAAAGGCGCCATCGTTGGATGCTTATTAATTCCAGACCAATCACCATACGACTGAGTTGTCAGTGTGGACAAATCAGTTACAGTCAATGAAGCAAAATCGGCGGTGGTCAATGCACGAATAGGTTCTACTTTTGTATTACCAAATGGCCAATTGTTGTTTGGTATGTTGCTGAAGTCCCATTTGGGTTCATGTGTGGGTGGTCGGTCTAAACGATATCCACTATCATCACTAGCATAATTCTGCTCAGAATCATATTCAACAACTCCAATCTCACCATGAATTTCGTATCCACATCCTTGCAGAAATTCTTTGAATCGTGCAAAGATATCTCCAAGATATAACTCGTTGATACTCATTTCCAATGCTCTTTCACGATCATTAGAATCAAAACGAAATGTGAAACTGTGTTTATCATTGTAATCATCATCATAATAACTCATTATATAATCTCCTTTATTTACGATTTGCAGCGTGTGCGATACAAACTATGTCATCACTCTTGGCATATGAACATCTGACTGTTAGCGGATCAATGCCCTTTGCGATAGCGTTTTCAATATTTGCTGCCATAAGCCTTCGGTCATTTAGACCATACCAACATATCGCAGCAACGATTGAAAGTAAAACCACAGTGATTGATATTGTGGTCGTACTACTCAATCCCTTCTCCATAATCACCTTCTCCTTTTTGTTTAATATGCTCATGTGTTACGTTTTACCTTGTTATAAAAAATATGCCTACCTATTTGTACTGTGTGTTTTATGTTGCTCCAAGTTGGTTTCACATAATCAGCATGAAAAAACAATGCACCCTTTGTTGGGTCTTTGAATGTTTCAGTGTATAGGTAAAAGCGTAATGCTAGATCAGTAAGATTATTATACACTGAATTGCTTTCAATTGTCAAGATGTTTTTATCAATCATGGCTTTTGCTCTTTTGTCGCAATACCATGAGAACTGGCAAACACCTTCTGCTTTTTGTTTTACAACACCACAGTATGAATCGGGAAACATGCCCGACTGAACTCTATTATGTGTAACGAATGCTACGGCAAGTTGACCAAGTTTTGGTTCTCTACCGGCTTCAAAATACATGTTCTGTGCAATGCATTCTACCTCTGCACGTGCGTGAGGTGTTAAATCTTCCAGTTGTACATGTGGTGTAACTGGAATACGAATATTTGCTGCTGCATGTCCTACGTATAAAACAAATGCTGCAAAGATACTACAAAGTAATAGTGTTATGTAACGCATTATTTCTCCTATAAGTTAGAGAGGTGCATCAACGCACCTCCGTTCCCGTCAGGCAGACTTTTTGCTCTGTGTTTTTTCTGCTGAAATATTTGAAACGAAACCATTCAAGGCTTGTGCCTTGGCGATGATATCTGTTTCTGAGGGATAAGTTGGAAAGGCTGGATGATCAGGTATTGATTGTCCGTTTAGTTTAGCAGACTCTACCTTCACTTGCCATTCATTGATTAGCCGTTCTTTACTGGAATTATAATCTTCCAATAAAAGTTCTTTGGCCATTTTTAGAAGTTCAAGACGAATCTCGAACGGTGTCAGATTACTCATGTGTATACTCCTGTGTGTGTTATACTGGCGATTGTGTGTGTGGTGCCAGTATTCTTATTTAGTATCTTTTAGTCCCAGAGGTGGCGAAAATACTTACCAAATAGACGTAATCCATTATCTATACGCTCATATACTTGCATCATACCTTCATAGTCACATTTGTATGTGTGATTAGGACCATATTCCATCGTTGATATTTCGGGATTGTCAGGACATGGAACAAATACCGTATCAAATTCACCCGATCTAAATGCTTCTTCCCACGTTTCATCAACAATGTGTTCAAAGGCAAAAATCATTTCGTTCAGTACCCAATCCCAACGTTTGTGAATGTCATAGCCTTCAGGTACAACTTCATTGTAGAAATCAAATGCTTTTTGCGAATCATATTCTTCAGTTGTAGTTGTTCGCATGTATTCTGGAACATCTTCAAGATCAACCATAGGTGAACCATGTTTGGTATCACGCAACTGTTTGAGCATCGGAAGAATGATAGGTGCCAATGTAGAATCCATCGACCATGTAT